GGAGAGCGAGTACAGATGCTAAAAGATCTTCAAGCTCTTATACCAGCGAGTATATGTGTGATTGGTGAGTCAGATAAGCAAATCAGAGAAGATGCTTTACAAAATCTAGGTAAAAAGTATAAAGCAATATTAACTACTAAATTATTTGATGAAGGTATTAGTTGTCATAGGCTTGATACACTAATGTTACCTTGTCCAAGTAATAACACTATTCAACTAGAACAGCGCATAGGTAGAATAGAAAGACTACACCCAGATAAGCAGTTTCCTTTAATTGTAGACTTTTGGTTATCTGGCGGCATAGTTTCTAGACAACAAAAAAATAGATTATTGTGGTATCAGCAAAATGGATATAACTTACTTTAATTGGAACGAGATATGGCGTTTAAGCAAAGGAGATTTAGCTGCAATAATTATTTTGACTTATGCTCAAACTAAATTATATAATGAGATATCAGCTAAAACATTAATGAGTCGTTTAGGAATAAATCATGTTCCACCTAGTCTATTTCACGATAAAGTTTTAACCCAGTATAAAACTCAACTAGTGTGTAACTATAAGACTAAAGAGCCACAAAGTTACTTTACAAACTCTAAATTTTTATTTACGTCAGTACCCGCTAGAAGTAAAGCAGTTTATATTAAAGCACTAGGTATGCGCAGAATTTCTTGTTCGGATAACTATATTCCAAAAAAGTATTTTGATAATATAAATCCTAATCCGTTTGTAGATATAACTGAAGATCAAATTATATTTAAACTAGAGTCCTCTATAATGAGGAATAACACAACCATGAACCAACGTTCATTTAAGGAGAAAACTAATGGTAGCTTGGGACAAAGCTAAAGGAAAACAATCAAGCGGTAATCAGCAAAAGCGTGATATCGAAAGAGTAACTCTTGGTATGGGAGATACTAAAGTTAGGTTAGTAGGAGAAGTAATGCCTCGTTACTGTTATTGGATAGTAACAAAAGACGGCAAAAAAATGCCATTAGAGTGCTTACAGTTTGATAGAGCCTCTGAGTCATTTAATGCTAGTATTAAAGACCCGTTTAAAGAAATTGATCCAGATGTATACTCTGATAAACCTCAATTTGCTTATGTATGTAATGTAATTGATAGAGCTGATGGTAAAGTCAAACTACTAGACTTACGCTCTACAATCTACTCTCAAATTGTAGACTATGCCACTAATCCAGATTATGGATCGCCTGCTGACGCAGATAATGGTTATGATCTTACTATCAAAAAAGAGAAAACTGGACCTCTTCCACAAAATGTTAAATATACAGTAATTCCTGCGCGTAATAATTCATCTCTAAAACCAGAAGAAAGAGAAGCTGAATTATTTGAGCTAGACAAAATTTTTAAGCGTCAAACTTATGACGAACAAAAACAGTGGTTAATTGAAAATACCACGTTATTTGCTGGTGATGTATCTGATGAGTTTAAACCATCTGAGGGAGTAGATGATCTAGCATGAAAAAATCTTTAGCTAATATTATACCAGCTAACCCATCAAACAATGAAGCACCAAAACCAAAAAGTTTTGGTGCTTTTAAGCAGATTGATGGTGATAAAGCTGTAATTGACTTAGATCTTCTAAGAAAAAATGATATATTCTTTGCTACTCCTTGCTATGGTGGTATGCTAACTGATCAGTATTTTTTGAGTATGTTTAGAGCAACTCAAGTACTAATGCAAAATGGAATTAACTTTAGAATTACTACTCTACGTAATGAAAGTTTGATTACTAGAGCCAGAAATATTTTGACTGCAATGTTCCTTGATAGTCCATGCACACACTTAATGTTTATTGATGCTGACATAGAATTTCAACCACAAGACATCATGAGAGCTCTAGCCTATGATAAAGATATTATCGCTGGTGCGTATCCTAAAAAAGCACTACCAGTTCAATATGCTATAAACTTTAAATTTAAAAATCCTGAGACTAAAGAAGTTAGAGTAGAAAACGGTGCAGTAGAAGTACTAGACGCCTCTACAGGGTTTTTTATGATTAAGCGTCGTACTATTGAAAAAATGATGGAAGCACATCCAGAACTTCATTATAGAAATGACTCTAACATTGACCCAAAACTTAACAAATACTGTTATGCATTATTTGATACAATTTTAGATCCAGATGACAATAGATATTTGTCTGAAGATTACACTTTTTGCCGTCGTTGGCAAAAGCTAGGTGGAGAGATATGGATTGATCTTAATACTAAGCTTAATCATGTTGGTAGTTATACTTTTGAAGGTGATGTATCTCAACTTATAAATAGAAAATAGTAACTAACAACTATACTAAGTGTAGTATATGGTAATTTTTATATTGACCTAAAAGTTTTTTTAAGTTAACATGTATTATGAAAAAAATTACTGAACAAGATTTCTTAGAGCAATATCAAAAATATAATGGCTGTCAAGCAAAACTTGCTAGCCATTATAGCCTTTCTGAGCGGTCTATACGTAACTATAAAGCTAAATTTATAAAAAAATCAACTATATCGAAAGAACAACTAGTTGATGACTATTGTAATAAACTAAAAACAATCACAGAAATAGCAAATACGTATGGAGTATCTAGAGATAGTATTTATAAACTTTTAGATCAGTATAAAGTAGCTAAAAACTCTAAATATAACATAGAAGAAATACATAAAGCATATGTAGTAGATAATGCTAATTTATCAGAGTTATTAAAAATTGCTGGTATATCTAACCGTACTGTGCTCAAAAATTTATTAGATAAGCACGGCATAGTTAACCCTATTAAACAAGCTATAACAGAACTTTATATAGCTGGCTATTCTAATAAAGATATTGCAGAATCTCTAAACTTAACAGAAGAAGCTGTAATCTATAACCTTAAACATCATAGCATATACAGAGAAAAGCAAATAGTTATAACAAAAGAAGAGTTACTTACTTTAAGAGCAGAAAATACTTTGGAACAGATTGCTAAACAATTTAACTGCTCTACTCGTACTATATCTGCTTATATAAGTAAATATAATCTAGATAAAAAAGATACAACTAAGTATGTATTTGATTTAGAGAATATTATACATCAATACACTGTTCAAAATCTTACTATGGATGAAATTGCAGATATCTATAAGTGTAGTAGAAAAACTGTAAATGACTTTATAAGAGAACACGGCATACTATCTACACATAAAGAAAATAGATATGAGCGTAAAATTAGAGAGTTCCTAGAAAGTAATAATATTAATTTTGAGCAAAATAATAGAAAACTAATAGCACCAAAAGAATTAGATTTTTATATACCTGAATTTAATATAGCTATAGAAATATGCGGATTGTACTGGCATAGTACTAAGATAAATAAAAATAAATTACATATTAAAGAAAAGCATAATATATGTGAAAAACTAGGCATTAGACTTATAACTATTTTTGAAGATGAGCTAGAGACAAAGTTTGATATCGTAATTAATAGACTTAAAAGCTTACTAAAACTTAATAAAACATTTATCTATGCCAGACACTGCAAAATAAAAGAAATAACTTCTAGAGAAGGTATAGACTTTTTAAATAACCACCACATACAGGGTTCTGGTAAGAATTGCCTTTACTTAGGTGCTTATCATGTAGATAGGTTAGTAGCTGTTATGTCATTTAGTAATAGAAATCCGGCTAAAGGACATAGTAAAAATGTTAAAGAATTAAATAGATTTGCTAATCCTTTTAATGTTACTGGAATAGCAAGTAAATTATTTAAATTTTATACTACTAAGTACCTTCCTCAAAGTATTATAAGTTACTCCGATAATCGTTGGAATACTGGTAATTTATATTATATGTTAGGTTTTAGCAAAATAAGAGTTACTTCTTATAACTACTGGTATGTTATAAGACAGGAACGAAAACACCGTTTTGCTTTTACAAAGCAACGTTTATTAAGTTTATACCCACAAATAGACTCGTCATTAACAGAAGAACAAATAGCAGAACAGCAGGGGTTGTATAGGATATATGATTGCGGTAGCACTGTCTACGAGTGGAAACCCTTGTGAAACTTCGTTTCACGTATTTTTATAGGCACAAAAACCCCACTAAAAACGTTAAGTCTTTATAAGACTAAGTTACTAAGCTTTATGCAATATACTATTGCAGCGCTATCGAATAGCTGTGCAACAATGTGCGAGCCATATCGAATTACGCTAATTGAGTTACCTAATAATATTAGCACAGATAAACCCAAGAGACCAATATTATGATCAAAATACTAAGCTCAGCCGATTGGCATATAAATCTTCACAAAAAGAAAATTACA